CACTTGCTATCTCTCCAGCAATACCTAGGTAGCCACAAGCATCCACATAATCATCAGGATTAACTGCACCTATCTTGGTTCTAGCTATCTTTAACAGAGCCATCATTATTGCAACCTCATGGGCAGTGAACTCTACGCCTTTGTAGGCAGACCAGAGCCGGGCTATGTTAATATGGTTAGTAGTCATATCGCCATGCTGATCATTGCGATCATTATTGACGAGCTGTGATGCTATATTGAGGATGTCACTATTCTTCATAGTTGGCCTGTCCACCTTCCTTTATTGTCTAAAGGCATTGAATGGATACAGGGTTGGCAATATCCGACATAACCAATACTAGCTATCGATATGATAGGTCTCTTAATAAAGTTTTTTGAGTACCTAAAATTCTCCGCCTTTGGGTTAATACTTGATCCAATACACATGGCAAAATTAAGTGCTGTTGGTGAAGACCAATAGGTTATTTCACTCTTCGTATGTTGATGCCCGGTTACAAGCGAACATCCAAGCTCTTTGGAGCTTTGAATTACACTAGACTTAAAATGATGTGTAAAGAAAACATTGTTTCCGTTTTTTAGCTTAACAATTAACTTGTCATGCCATTTCCATTTAGCTTTTATCTCAAACATTTTATTGAGATCTTTTAAAAAGCTTCTGGGGATACCAAAACTTTCTGCTTTACGAATAACCCGGATATCGTGGTTGCCATACAGAATATCCATCTTAGGAAAAAGCTTTTCTAGTTTTTTTATTTCGTGTTTAGCTTTTTCAACTTCTGTAGTGGGGTTATCTGTTTCACCAGAAATGGAATGAAAAGAGACACTAGAGAAATCTACGAGATCTCCAATATGAATGACTCTATTCCATGTGGTTAAGCTCTTAATGGCCTTAATCCATTTCCAGTAGTCAGGGTGTTGAGCTGGAAAGTGAGTATCACTTAATAATAATATTTTCACCTTATTGTGATGTTATTGATTTTTGAATTTTGTCGAAAAAGTTTTATGTACCTTACTCTCTCGCAAGGTTACAAAGGGTTAGTTAAAATAGAATGTCTTTAATGACGATAACTAGCTGAGTAAACAAAAGGAAGCCCACTGACCATAGAACACGCTTAATAGATGCAATATCTGCTTCTATATGTTTTAGATGATTGGTTTCAATAATACGAATGCGTTCTGATATCACTGCTACTTGTTTATCCAAATTGTTTATTTTTTCAGCTTGTGTTGTCACTAGCTACTCCCTGTTTTAGTTTTTGATTATTTCTTTCTTGTTGTTCTAATGCTTGAGCTAATTCTCGTTCTTTACGATGATCTGCTTTCAGCTTGTTAAAGGCAACTACCTCATCGACTGTAATGTTAATGAGTTTTTGATTAGACACTAATAACCGGTCATAAGCATTGCCTAGTTGCTCAGTTAAGAACTTAATAGTGATATCTTTTTCTTTTATATCTTCTCTGAGTTCTCTGTTTTCTTTCCTGAGTTCTCTTCTTTCGTTTTTAGTCTTATCTAGTTGGTCTTGTAGTTCTTTGTTTGTACTCATAGTAAATTATGAACATAAAATTAATTCGTAGTCTAATTGAACTCTTCAAAGGTTATATTAGGTTACAAATAAAGTAGAAATATTACTGCTTTGATGATGTTCATTTGGTACTCGCTGACATATTATTTAAAGGATTGTTTAAGGCTTTGTTTATTTTATCAGATATCTCTTGCTCCAAGAGTTTAAAGTCATCTGATATTTCTCTTTCATTTGCTTTGACTCTATCTTCGATATCATTAACAATTTTATCAATGTTTCTAATATCATCTTTCATTAGTTTAATGTCACTTCTTAGATCATTTTTAAGAGATTGGGCTACATCATTAACAAGAGAAACTTCTTCTAATACAGAGGATATTTCTGATTTTAATACAGCTAGTTCTTCTTCAATATAAGATAGATTAGGAGCAGTGTACTCCTGTATCTTTTCTTTCATATCAAGATAATCTTTGTAAAATTCAAAGCCTGTCCACCCAGCACCACCCAAAGTACCAAGCAGAGAGATAATAATAAGTATTTTACCACCTTTAACTTTAATTCCACCATATTCAATTTCTGCCATATTGTTGATTTACCATTTCTTCCATGAGTCGATCTTGGGCTAAATCAAATAAACCACCATAAGGATCGTCTATTGTGACTAGCAAATAGTCATCGACATTATTGTCTAAAATTACCTTTGACTCGTAGTTATTAAATTCGTTTGTATCTGTTAGTTGAGCCATAACAGCAAGTTTGATATTCGATAAAGCTATTTGATCGCCTTGCTCGGCTACTTGTTCGATTATTTTTGCACCAATCGTTTCTTTTGTTTCTTTAACTTGAGCAACTTCTTGGTCAGGTTCTTCTTCATTAGTGGGTTCTAGGGTATCTTCACTAGACTCCATTTCTAATTCTACAATTTCTACATCGACTTCCATGTCATTTTCAAATGTAGTAATTTCCATTTGCATTTCGCCTGTGTCCATTTCTACAATTTCAAAGTCCATTGTAAGAACATCATCGAAAGTATTTATCTCAATAGAAAAATCTGCAACAATTTCAGGTTCATAGATAAAATCATCTAAGGGTGGAATATACTTATAGTCATATTCGTACTCTGTTGTATTAAGAGCAGTTTCTATTTGAGTAGTGATAATTTGCTCAATAGTTGAGATCACTTGTGTAATTGAATAATAATCAATCGACACATTAAAATTATAAGCATCTAAAGACCAATAATAACCATTAGGATCACTACCATAGAAAGTAGAATACAAAATAGTATTGGTGCTATAATCGTTCTCATCAACAGTAAGACCTAAACTAAAATTATTTGTACCTTGATTAAGTAACCAACTATAAGTTGTTTGTGTGTCATACCCTGTGTTGGGATCTACAACTTTTAAGGTTATAGACCAAGTGGCAGAGTTTGTTGATGCGTAAACACTATTAGAGGCATTAACATCAAAACCATAATTAATTTCGTCTTGTGTTAAAAATTCATTTAAGTTTGTTTGATATTGATACCCACCATCAGTCGATATATGAGAATCGTCCCAATTTATAGTGTGACTACCACACCCATTAGGATCGTAATAAATTCCTGTGCCTTGAGTCGTACAAGTGACAGTACCATTACTTAAATTATTATTAGTAATAATATCGCCTGTGGTTTCTTCCACAGTTTCATAAGTGGTCGTTGTTACTTGTTGAGTAGATTGTACATCTTCAACAATAGTTTCTGTATATATATAAGTGTAGGTAGTTTCTTCAAAATCACCTACCAACTCAGTAGAACTATCTGATAAGACAGATTGTAGGGTAACGCTTGTAACAACACCACCACTGGGGCCAGTATCTCCAACATAATATCGTTGCTCGTATGCCTTAGAATAAGAGGAAGCCAGTAGAGATAGCGAGAAGTATGCCACCACCCACAAGATATTTTTTAACATTGGACTCCTTTTTATAATCAGGTCTTTCTGTTGGGTGAGAATCCCAATAGGCTTGAGCAGTTTCGCCAATAGTTCCGTATGCTGGGCAAGGAGTTCCAGCCATTTCCATAGCATTAAAAACTCGTGGATCTTGACATAGAACAGAAACACCAGCAACTTTCATTCCCATACCATATAAGGCACGAGATAATTTTAATCGTTCACAAGTAATATCATTAACAGTAGAGCCTTTAGCAAAACCAAATATTTGTGTTTGCAAAGCTACTGATCCACCTGATGTGCATACATCTTGATTATTCATTACCACACTAGGAGCATTAGCCGTACTAGGTGATTTATCGACAGTGGTAGTTCCTGTGACTGTGGAAGATACAGTATTAGTTTCTGCTTTACTATCTACTGTAAAAGTACAAGAGATAAAAAGTAGAAGTAATACTAAATATTTCATTAGGGTTTAGTTGGAAACACCACATCATCAGGGTTACTTGTAGATGCTGGTAAATCCCTTAGTGCTTGTCTATAAGCAGTCATTTCAGCAGACATTGTATTATCAGATAATGCTAAGTAATCTGTTTCTGCTAGGAGTTTGTTTCTTTTTTCTCTGATGTCATACCATTTTGCATCTACTTCTAACTCAGATAACTTAGCTGTTACTTCTGCATAAGTTACTGGTTTAGTATCAGAAAAAATTGCAATATCATTTTCATCAGCACCTGTCACAAAACGAACTTTGTTATCCCAATCAGATTGAGAATTAACATCTCCGTCTATAACAAATTCATAATCACCTAAAGCCTTAATGGCAGTTTCTATATTTGCTATCATGGTAAAATCTCCATTAATGTAATTGTTGAAATTGGTATTGATTGGTCGTTTGAAGTATCATTACCAAAACTATTATTTCTGTTTATATACATTGTTGCTCCATTACTTGCCCAATAGACATAATAAGTGATTGCACTTGTTGTGCTTGGACTATCTAAATATTGGTAAGAGCCTGGAAATGTCCAGTGGATATTATCTGGTGAAACTCTAAAACCTACTGTTTGTCGGACACCATTTGCTGTTCCATGTCCAACAGCTTGGGTTCCTCTATATAATTTAAACATCATTGTTGTATTGGTACTTTGACCTACATTTACATTTACACTTGCTAATATTTTACTTGAAGTAGAAGAAGGGGTTATGGTTGCATTTAAACCACTTATAGCAACAAAACCACTTGAAGCACTAGATGCTGTATCTCCTTTAACACCTTGAACTACATTACCTATTTTACCTAATCCACTACCACTAAATGAAGTAGCAGTAACTGTTCCACCAAAATATCCGTCTTTGAATTGTCTATTACTAGCACCCAAATCCATAGCGTTATTTGAGATTGCTCCTGTATTTGTAGAAGGAACCACATTTCCACTACCAATTAAAATTCCATAAGAAGAACCTGCAAAATATGGTAATGAACTAAAACTACCAATATTACCTATTGTTGTTCCGTCTTTTTGGAAATTGATTAAATCTCCATCTGATGTTCTTCTATTAAAGTAGGCTGTAGTTGAATTGTTTGTTGTATTAACAAGAGTACCATCAGCTCTTATTTCACCACCATCAGTTGCACCATTAGGAGATGTCTTACCTACTAATACATTTTGTGAACTATCAATCGTAATGGAAGTAGAAGTAGCATTGTCATCAATACCAGTTGATGTGAAGTTTGTAATTGTACCTAGTCTAGCAGAGTCTAAAGTTCCTGTAGTTAATGCCGAAGCATCATTACTCGCTGGTACATTATCTAACGCAGTAGATTTAACATCACCATTACTATCTAATAAATCTGATAAGTTTCTTGTTTTAGTCATTATTTATCTCCTAACATATCGTTCCATACAGTTTTAATTTCATCTACTGTATTAGCTGTATCTACTTGGCTAGGTAAATCTCTTAGTGTTTGTTTGTCAGCAACAATCGCAGTGGTGTCATTACCTTGCTCCGTTGCTCTCATAAAATCTACATCTAGTTTCTCTAGTGCTGATTTTCTTTTCTGTCTAATCTTATCTTTCCAAATGTCTTTAGCTTTGGGAATGTCTATATAAATTGGCATTAGTCACCTACTCCGTCTGTTAGTTCTGCTTCATCAATAGTCCAAGCATTTCTAAATGTTTTGTCATTAGAAATATCACTAGCTTCTACAATCTTATATGCTAATCCAGTTGGAACATCTTTCTTAGCAATCTCATCAATAGTTCTTGTTTCATTATTAGCTGGAATAATAATAGCTATTGTTCCATTTTCTTGTTTGTAAATAATTCTTTTTGTTTGGTCTGCCATTTTTACTCCTATCTAAATATACCTACACATACTGCTGGTGAATCTACACCACTATTTTCTGTATTGACTGTATTAATTCTTAATGAGGTTGCACCCATAGTGGTATCAATGCTTTGATAAAATTGAGAATAAAAACCTACTGTTGCAATACCACCACTGTTAGTAGCATCAGTACACATACCCATAGAACAATAATCATTATCACCTAAACTAGCACTAAAATTTATGGTGTAATTAGCAGTTCCATGATCTGTAATACTAGAAACATTATAGTCTTGTCTTATTGCATTATTAGTTCCATTAAAGTTTACCCATACTTTTGCAACTCTTTTTGAAAGATTTAAACTTTCTGTAGAAGAAGTAGATAATTTTGCATAGGTAATACTTCCGTCAGCTGGAGTAGTATCAATCCCTGTAAGACTTGAGCCGTCACCACTAAATGAAGTAGCACTTACTGTACCTGTTACAGAAACACCACTAGTTGAGGTGGTTAGTTTTTGACTATTGTCATAATATAAAGTTGAAGCACCAGCATTAGTTCCTCTAAAATATGCTTTTGTAGTATCTGCGTTTGTTAAAAAAAGGTCATTAGAAGCTCTTACATAAAGATTTCCTGTTCCAACATCAGTAATGTAAGAGTGAGTTCCGTCATGTCCTAGTGTTAAATCTCCACCTGTTCCAATTCTTAAAGTATCGTTATCGCCTAGTGTCACATCAGCAGTAAATGATGCACCACCTGTGACTGCAATACCTGTGGAAGATGTAGCTAATTTAGTTGTACCAGCATATCCTAAATTTACAGCACCATTATTATCAGCAGAAATAAAATCTTGTCCAGTATCACTTCTTACTCTGAAGTTTGTTGCGTCTATATAAAGGTTTCCTGTTCCGATTTCTTTTATAAAACTATTAGAGCCGTCATGGTAGATTTCTAAGTCATTACCTGTACCAAACTGAGCCTTAACACTATCATTAAAACTAACACCAGTAGCACCACCCACAGAGGTAATCCCAGTAAGATTAGAGCCGTCTATCGCTGGTAATACTGCTGGAAATCTAGCATCAGGGATAGTTCCACTTGTTAAGTTAGAAGCTGATAAATTAGTTAAATCAACTGTGGTTGGTTGGAACTCACTAGCACTAGAGTTGTAAGCAAGAACTTGACCATTGGTAACTCCAGCAGTCGATACATCATTCGCATCATTAATAGAGAAGTTTGCTAATTCAAATGTTCCATAAGTAACGATATCTAAGATGTCATTAACAGTAGCACCACTTGTTAAAACAATCGAAGTTCCATTACTTGCTGTAAAGTCAGTACCACTAATTAATTTTATACCATTTAAGAAAACATCTACATAACCAGCATCATAAGATAGGGTTGCTCCATCATCATCAGCACCAGTAAAGGTTGTTTGACCTGAAGTTGCTGTGTACTTAAATCTTTCACTTGTTCCATTCACAGAGGAACCAGCATTAGCCCACCCACCTGATGTGTAAACTTTCATTACTGAGTTAGCTGTATCAAACCATAAATCACCGACTGTGGGTGAACTAGGTGCAGTAGCAGAAATGAAATAAGTTTCAGCAAAACTATTAACATCACTAATATTGGAAGCTACTGTATTGACATTACTGATTGAGCCACCAACAAGGTTCACATTACTAATCGAACCACCAACACTATTGACATTACTAATTGATGTAGCCACAGTTCCGATATTATCGCTACCACTTAAATCAGTAGCTACTGTGTTTACATTGGAAATACTATTGCCTACATTTGAAATTGCATTTGTAGCAGAGGTTCCATCTTCAATATCAGCTAAAGCCTGTATATCAGTACTTAATCCACTAACTACGCCTATATCAGTTGTGTCATTAGCCACTGTGGTAATGTCACTTGAAATAGAAGCAACTGTGGTTACTTCTGTTGCTTTAGGAACTAATCTGTGGAAAGTGTAAGTGTGTAGGGTTGAAGTTGTTTCTACTAAAACACCATATCCAGCAGTTAAAACTGTTGAGCCACACCCTGTAATAGTAACTGTGTTAGAGCCTGAACCATTAGCAATCGTAACAGTACCAGCAGTAGGTGTTCTTGTAGTACCAATAGAGGAAACACTAACAATAGTTCCAGCACCATCATTAACATCGGGGTTAGTAGTAGGAAAACTTGTTTCATTAGCGATAGGAACAAATCCACCTACATCATCAACTAGGTCAATAACACGATTATCAATAGCAGAAGTAGTAGCAATATAACTATCACTTGCTGACCATGTGTCACCAGAGGATATTGTTTCTGTGCTATCTTGTCTAAAGTATCTTGCATCACTAGCAGAGGTTGTGAAGAAAGAACTATCATCAGGTGTATGAGCGGAATGTTCTGCGTTAGTGACAATGACACTATCAGCAATTTTATCTATGGTTACTGCGTTATCAACAATCTTAGCTGTTGTAACTGCATCATCAATGATTTTTGCTGTTGTAATAGCATCATCTAATAATTTAGTTCCAGCAATAGAACCATCAAGTTGAGCATTGGTAATAGTGCCTGTTAAAGAACTTGTTGGATAGTTAGTTGCATCTGTTAAATCAAATGCTGGGGTTGTATCACTACCCCCTAAAGAAAGAGATACACCACCATAATTCACACTCGAATTAACTAAAGAACTATTGCCGATATTGGATAAAGTGTTAGATGAACCACTAATAGTTTTATTGGTTAAAGTGTCTGTGGTGTCTTGACCAACTAAAGTTGTAGTAGCATTAGGAATTGTTACTGTTCTATCAGCAGTAGGATCTGTAACTGTTAAGGTTGTTTCAAAGGCATCGTTAGTCGCACCTTCAAATACAATGTTAGAGTCAGATAAAGATAGGCCAGAAACAACAGGTGAAGTAATTGTTTTATTAGTTAAAGTTTCTGCTCCTGTAGTAGAAACAAGGGTTGCATCAGAAACAGCAGTATTAAATTCTGATAATGTTCCTGTGACAGTAGCTTCTGATAAATCAACAGTAAGGGTGTTGTTAGCACTATCTATTGTTTTGTTTGTAAGGGTAGAAGTTCCACTATCCACATAGGCTTTAACTGATTGTTGAGAGGGTGGTAAGATAGCACTGTTTGATGACATATCATCTTGGTCAACAACAGGGATAGATGGGTTGTTAAAAGTAGATCCTAAATAAACAGTTACAGTAGAGTCGCCTGAATCAATAGAACCACTATCAAATGTAA